GTTCTACATTCATACCTTGTTGCATATTCATACCTTGTTGCATATTCATACCAGAGTTCATAACCCTTTGCTCTTGAGCTGAATAATTATTTTGTGGTTGTGAAAACATTTTTCCCTTATCAGTTAAGTCAAATAAGAAATTAGTTGCATCTTTATCAATTGGTAAATATTTAATTATACCATTTGCATGAGTAAATAAACTCCGTGAATGTGCTGGGTATTTTTTCATAAATAAATAGGCAGATAGACCAACAAACCCTATTGATGCCATTTGATAATATTTCTTCCAAGATTTCATGATATGGATATATTTTCCATCATGATAAGTATTTGCAATAAAAAAAGCAGTTAAACCAAAAATGAGTAGTTCAAATTTCATCTCTTATATAAAAGTAAATATTATACTGGCGTACAATATTTACTTTTTGAATCATTTTCTTTAAAAATAGATAAAATGTCAAAAGGGCTTTAGCCCTTTGCAGGGGTTCAAAAGGGTGCTAACCCTTTAGCTTAGCCCTTTACAAGGGGGTTCAAAAGGGCGCCTAGCCCTTTAGCTTAGCCCTTTATGTAAAACCCTATACCTAAAATCGATACAACACTTATTATTATTGCAAAAGCTATTTTCTCTCTTCTCTTTCTCTCCTCTTCCTCTTTAACAGCCTTTGGTTTATATAATTCATAATATTGTATTATAGCTTCATCCATAGAGATCTCAGGCTTTTCTAATGCTGCATTATATTTGTTATGAATAAAATGCATCCATTTGACAAAAGATGCTTGGGAATCTAAATATGGTGTTACAGGATATTTATCTAACATTTTACTAAAGCCATTTCCAATTTCTTTAACAGGCATAAATAAAGGTAAATTATGAATAAAATCATAATATTTCTTTTTAACAACATCGTTAGGTCTTTCAGGATAGGTTATAGCAATTGTATGTAAGACAAACCAATAATGTGGACCCCAAACTTCTGGATTTAAGGTCATTATAATAAAGGATATAAAAAGATTGAGAACTTAACAAATAGCAATATAATGGAAAATATAATAGCAAATATAGGGAACATGAGTTCGAATGAAAGTATAAGCAACGCAAATGTAAGTGTAAGCAACGCAAATGTAAGCAACGCAAATGTAAGCAACGCAAATGTAAGCAACGCAAATACAAACAATACATACACGATGAGTCAACGTTTCAGCGCAAGTTACTGTAATAATTGTAGTACAGGCGGGCATACTTTTAATAGCTGCAAATTTCCAATCACTAGTATAGGTTTAATCGCCTTTAGGTATAATCTAGAAAATAAATTAGAATATCTCTTAATCTGTCGTAAGGATACCATAGGTTATATTGAATTTATGCGAGGTAAGTATGCAATCAATAATAAACTCTATATTAAGAATATTCTCTCTGAGATGACCTTACAAGAGAGAGAAACACTTATGAAAAATGATTTTGATACTCTATGGTACAAACTATGGGGTGATTTTGTAGGTAATCAATTTCGAAGCGAGGAAAAAAATGCACGGGATAAATTTGAGGCATTAAAATTGGGTTTACATAACTATAGTTTGGAAAGTCTTATAAAGGAAGTAGAGACAACTTGGAATGAGCCCGAATGGGGTTTTCCCAAAGGTCGTCATAACAACATGGAAAAAGATTTAATATGTGGCTTACGGGAATTTGAGGAAGAAACAGGTTATCCGACACACTGTGTCAAAGTCATACAGAATGTGATACCATATGAGGAGATTTTTACTGGATCAAATTATAAATCCTATAAACATAAATATTATGTGGGTCAAATTGAATTAGGCCAACAACCCTGTAAAGAATTTCAAGTTAATGAAATTAGTAAAATTGAATGGTGTACTTATGAGAAAGCATTAGAACTTATTCGACCGTATAATTTAGAGAAATTGGAGGTATTAAGGAAAGTGAATACATTATTGCATAGTTATAGTACTTTTTAGAACTACCTTTTGGAAACTACCTTTTGGAAAAGGTAGAGCCAAAACACACTTTTTAGGAAAAAGTGTAGCAAAAAACACACTACATTTTAAGTTGTTTTTATATTGTTTTTTTTGGCTCAACCTTTTTGAAAAAGGTTGTTTTGAAAAAGGTTGTATTTTAAAAGGTTGTTTATATATAATATGGAAACTATTCCTGCTAATAAAAAAAAAACTCGTTGTCCTAATGGAACAAAAAGAAATAAAAAAACAGGTGTATGTGACCCAATAAAAACAAAAGAAAAAAAGAAAACACCTGTATTTACGATGAAAACAAATAAATTAACAGGAGAGAAAACTAAAGTAAAACTGATTATAGAGGAAGAAACACCTATAGTAGAACAACAACAACAGAATGAGATAACAGCAGTACAAAAAGCTTTAGCAGAAGTATCAACAGAAGAGAAACTCAACGAGTTAAAGAATAAAATAGAATTAAAAGAGAGAGAAGAATTTTCAACAAATCCTATTCCTTTACCTTATCTCTATCCAAACTTAAACGATCCAAATTTTAACATAAATATTTCTGAGCGAAAAGAATTCTATGACACCCAATATGACGGCGAAATAAAGCCTGTGGAAGAAGAAGCCGAAATAATGTGTAATGCTGAATTTGAACTCGCACCACATCAACTCTTTGTCCGTAATTTTCTCTCCTTCCTAACTCCCTACAATAGTCTCTTACTCTATCATGGTCTAGGCTCAGGCAAAACCTGCTCTGCCATTAGCATCGCCGAGGAAATGCGGGATTATCTTATACAAATGAATATTAGCAATCGTATTATTATTGTTGCCTCGCCAAACGTCCAAGAGAATTTCAAGCTTCAGCTCTTTGATGAACGCAAGTTGAAACTGATCGATGGAATCTGGAATATCCGATCCTGTACGGGAAATAAATTCTTGAAAGAAATAAATCCGATGAATATGAAAGGTCTGACGAAAGAGACCGTTATAGGACAAGTGAAACGTATTATAAATTCTTATTATGTATTTTTAGGCTATACGGAATTTGCAAATTATATCCAAAAGAAAAGTACGATTAGTGATGATATTACCGATCCGAAGCGACGTGCGGCTCTTATTAAAAATAAACTTAAGCAACAATTTAGCAATCGCCTCATTATTATTGACGAAGTCCACAATATTCGTATTACAGATGATAAATCTGATAAAAAACGTATCGCCCAAGAATTGTTTAAGTTGGTAAGATATGCAGATAATATGCGGCTCCTCCTTCTCTCTGCCACGCCGATGTATAACAGTTATAAGGAAATAATTTGGCTTGTGAATATTATGAATCTGAATGATCGTCGATCCACGATAGAAATTAAGGATGTATTTAATTCAGATGGCACGTTTAAGACATCTCCCGCAGGGGAACCCATAGGTAAAGATTTACTCGTAAGAAAAGCCACCGGCTATATTTCATATGTAAGAGGAGAGAATCCTTATACTTTTCCTTATAAATTATGGCCTGATGAATTTGCACCAGATCACACTTTTTTGACAAAGGAGAAACCTCTAGTGCAATTAAATGGTAAACCTTTAGTTCAGAATATTGCTTTTCTCTCTTTATATGTAAATGAAATTGGAGAATATCAACAGAAAGGTTATGAATATATATTAAGTAAATTAAAACAGAAGCAGGAATTTAAGAAAACTACGGCATTCGATCAACTGGAGGCTTTTGGTTATACGATGTTACAGAAACCGTTGGAAGCGTTGAATATGGTGTATCCTGATGATAGGCTTCCTAGCGCAGCAGCAAATGTAATAGCAGAAGCACAAAACATCGATGTTGCGGATTTAGTTGGTTCCGGTGGCTTAAAAAGAACGATGTCCTTCACAGAAACAGCGTCGCCTCCAGTAAAATATGATTTTGAATATAAACCCGGATCTTATGGACGAATTTTCAGTCCTTCAGAAATTGGCAAATACAGTAGTAAAATAAAGAGTATATGCGACAGTATCCTTAAGTCCACTGGTGTTATTCTAGTCTATTCTGAGTATATCGATGGTGGTGTCTTACCTATTGCTTTAGCCTTAGAAGAACTCGGTTTTACGCGAGCAGGTTCTGTCCGTTCTTTATTAAAAAACCCTCCAGAGAAGATAGATGCCGTTACTTTTAAAACTAAAAAAGAATTATCTCAAAAAGAATTATCTCAATTCCATCCTGCAAAATATGTTATGATTACAGGTGACAAAGGCTTATCGCCTGATAATGTTAAAGATATTAGTTTGCTGACGGATCTAAATAATAAAGATGGTAACCAAGTCAAAGTTGTCCTTATTTCTTTAGCAGGATCGGAAGGTCTGGATTTAAAATTTATTAGACAAGTGCATATCTTAGATCCCTGGTATAATATGAATCGTATAGAACAGATAATTGGTCGTGCTGTTAGAACCTGTAGTCACAAAGATCTGCCTTTTGCAAAACGCAACGTTGAGCTCTATTTATATGGTACCCTTTTACCTGATAAGAGAGAAGAAGCGGTAGATTTATATGTATATCGTTTAGCGGAATTAAAAGCAATACAGATAGGAAATGTGAGTCGCACTATAAAAGAAATCGCCGTAGATTGTATCTTGAATTCGCAACAGGGAAATTTTACAGTAGAAAATATGAAACAAACGGTGCAGCTGGAATTATCGAGTGGAGGTACTCTTATGTATGCTATTGGGGATAAACCTTATTCAGCGATTTGTGATTATATGCAAAAATGTAATTATACTTGTAAACCGGAAAGGGGCGAAGCAAATTTAAGCATCAATAACGACACTTACACGGAAGCCTTTATTATGCAAAACAACGATAAGATCATTTATAAGATTAAACAATTATTCAAAGAGCGTTTCTTTTATAGAAAAGGTATGTTGATTACCATGATTAATGTAGTTAAAACATATCCCCTTATGCAAATTAACGCGGCCTTAAATCAACTTATTGAAGATAAAAATGAGTACTTGACAGACAAGTATGGAAGATTAGGCAATCTAGTAAATATCGGAGATTTATATTTATTTCAGCCTTTGGAATTAACAAATTCTCAAATTGGTTTACTTGAACGTTCTATGCCGGTGGAATATAAAAATGATACAATAAGTATAGATTTAAGTAACTTGAAGGTAGAAGAACATACAAATAAGCCGAGTAAAAAAGCGAGTAAGGCGAAAGACAAGGAAGAAGTACAA